AAAATGCGTTACGTCTGGAGGTGCTATAAACTACCACAGCTACAAAAATTTATTAATAGTATAAACAAATAAAAAACAGAAAAATGAGTAAAGACAAAATCTACCCACAGGGGTTAAAAATGTTCAACAAACACAAGAAAGCACCTTCATTTGTAAAGGGGACTTTAGTAATTACACCTTCAGACTTCGTGAATTGGGTGAATGAAAATCAACAGTATTTATCCGATTACAATGGTAAAGCACAATTAAGACTTCAATTACTTGAAGGGGAGAAAGGTCTTTATTTGACCGTTGATACTTACAAAAAACAAGACGCACCATTTTAACTTAAAAACCAATAAACATGAAACTACTAGAATTTCAAAAGAAAGTAAACGCTATTAAAAAAGATGGGAAGAACCCACATTTTAAAAGCACCTATGCAACCCTTACACAAATCATATCAGAAGTTAAACCCATACTAAGCGAGTGTGGGGTGCTTCTTACTCAGCCGATAAGAGATGGCAAGGTGGGGACAGTCTTGCAAGACGAGAAAGGTATATTAACTGAAAGTTGGATAGACCTACCTTTAAATCTTACGCCTCAGCAATTAGGGTCTGCTATAACTTACTACCGTAGATATACACTTGCTTCTCTTTTATCATTAGAAATTGAAGAAGATGACGCAAACCTTGTTAGTATTAAACAAGCATCGAAGCCGTCGGTAACAGAAAAGACATTGGGTAAAATGTTAGATGCTATTAATAATGGTCAAAGAGATGCAGTTATAAAAGCAATGGATAACTACTCATTTACGCCTGAACAAGCCCTTCAGTTAAAAACAACCTTAAACGCAAAAAAATAATGGATTTCAGTAATCAACTAATAAGATGCTCGGCATTAGGAAAGGTAATGACTGACTCCCGTAAAAAGGGAGAAATGGGAGAAACTTGTAAAAGTTATTTAAAAGAACTTTACCGTGAGAGTGAATATGGTATTCGCAAAGAGGTCGTAAGTAAGTATATTGATAAAGGGTTAATGGTAGAGGATTCTGCCATTGCCCTCTATTCAACTAAATACGATGGATTCTACACAAAAAATGACGAATGGTTTAAGAATGAGTTTATTTCGGGAACTCCTGACATTGTTAGTGAAAACGAAGTGATCGACATTAAAAGCTCATGGAATCTATTTACAATGCCTTTTAAAGACGAAGAAATCAATAAAGGTTACTACTATCAGCTTATGGGGTACATGGCTTTAACCGGGCTTAAAAAGGCTAAATTAGCTTACTGTCTTATAGACACTCCCCCTCAATTAGTACAGGATGAAAAAAGAAGGTTAAGTTGGCAAATGGGATGCATAGACGATATGAGTCCTGAGTACTTAGAAGCCTGTGCAGAAATAGACAAAAGTCATGATTTTAGCCATATCCCAATGGAAGAAAGAATAGTAGAGTTCGATATAGAAAGGGATGAAGAAGTAATACAGGCTATTTACGATAGGGTTAAACTATGTAGAGAGTATTTAAATTCGTTATAATGGATAAAGAAAGTATATTCCAGTTACAAAAAATAGACTGTAATTGTAATGATTGCAAGTACATGGTTAGAGATTTTGACAAAATGAAATCTTTTGACCATTTACATAAAGGTCAGGAAAAAGCATCACATAGATGTAATTACGGTAATTGTATTAAACTTAATAAGCCTGTTTCTTTTATTCCTAATATCTGTCAGTTAGAAAATCAATCATGCTTTGAACATAGAAGAAAATGAAAAAACCGAAGATAAAAAAATGCGCATGGAAGAAATGCGGAAAGGATTTCAAGCCAAATCCGTTCCGGTTTAATCAACGAACTTGCGATAATACCGTCTGCGCGATCGGATACGTAAAACAAAAAGAGGAAGAAAAAGAAGCGAAAGAATGGAGAAAGACATGCGCCGGGATGGTCGAAAGCCTTAAGAAGCTATCCGACTATGAAAACGAAGCGAAGGAGGTTTTTCAGCTATTTATAAGGCTTCGTGATAAAGATCTCCCTTGTATTAGTTGCGACCGTCTAAACTGTCCGGATTGGGCAGGGGGGCACTTTTATGCAGCCGGGCAATACTCGGGATTAATTTTTGACGAAGAAAACTGTCATAAACAATGTAACTCTTATTGCAATAAATTCCTTTCCGGGAATCCTCAGGAATACAGGAAAGGCTTAATAAAGCGATTCGGGACTAAGTTCGTTGAACGTCTCGATGCGAGGGCAAATTTAAACCGGAAACACGAATACACGCGAGAGGATTTAATCGAGATCAAGAAGTATTACAAGCAGAAAGTTAAGGATCTAAAGACAAATTAACAATTCTTTGTTAATAACTTTTAACGTTAATTAAGTGTTAAACATAAAATAAACACTATCTTTGAATCCATAAAACTTAAACCATGAAAACAATAGAAATCGAAATCACAACCAACACAACCCGAAAGGTAGCTTTAGAGCTTCCTGTTTACTTCAAACGAAATAATGTGTTCTATGCTATCACTGAAAAGAACAAAGTAATCAAGGTAGACACCGAGGACACAATCGAGTCAATCAACGTCTATAACTTCCCTGAGTCCCACTTCAAAGAAGATGCTGAGATCATCACAGAAAAGGAGTTTGACGAAAAATTCAAGAATGTGTTAGAAATCATTAAAGGTATTTTATTATGACAATAGACCTAAGAATCCCACTTGATGTCAAGTACGAACTAATCCCAGCTCACGAAGGAACAACGGATGAAATAATCCCCGAATCAATATGTCTGACTTCTGTAAAATTTAGAGGTGTTGAAATAATGCCAGTAATGAATCAGGATGAAATAGAAGAATTGATCTATGAAGTAAGTAATGAGATATTAAACTAACCAAATAAACTATGAATAATGAGTACTTAGACTTCTTAGAAAAGAAGAAACACACGATAGGTAATTTCGGATTCGACGCTAACTACGTCCCAGACATTGCTTTTGATTTCCAAAAACACATAATTGAAAAGTCAGTTAAAAAGGGTAGAATAGCCGTATTCGCCGATACTGGGTTGGGTAAAACCTTAATACAATTATCAATAGCTAAAAACGTAATTAATCACACTAATAAGAAGGTTTTGATATTAACACCTTTAGCCGTTGCTTTCCAATTTATTTTAGAGGCTGAAAAACTAGGTATTGACGATATCGAATATAGCAAAGACGGAAGTCATACTAAAAAGATAGTGATCTGTAATTATGAAAGATTACACTATTTTAATAGTTCTGATTTCGTAGGGGTTATATTAGATGAAAGTTCAATACTTAAAAACTTTGACGGTAAAATTAAAAGTCAAGTAACTTCTTTTGTTAAAAAAATACCTTATAGATTCTTAAGCACTGCCACACCTTCACCTAATGACTTTATAGAACTAGGCACAAGTAGCGAGGCTTTGGGGTACATGGGGTATATGGATATGCTTGGAAAGTTCTTTAAAAACAATCAAAACAGTGTAGATAGTAATAATAGAAATATAGGAGAAAAGTTCTATTTAAAGCCCCATGCAGAAAGGGACTTCTTTGCATGGGTAAACCAATGGTCTATTATGGTAAAGATGCCTAGTGATCTAGGATATAGTAACTCTAGGTATGAGCTTCCAAAACTAATAATAAATAAACATATAATTCAAAGTAGATCTGATGTTCAGTATGATGGTCAAGTTACAATGTTTAAAAAGGAAGCTAAGTCATTCCAAGAAATAAGACACGAACAGAAAATAACAATAAATGAAAGATGTGAAAAAGCTATTGAATTAGCCGGAAATAAAACTTCTGTTTATTGGTGTAATCTAAATGAAGAAAGTAAATTCTTAAAGCAAAATGATAAGGATTCAGTAGAAATTATTGGAAGCCAATCAATAGAAAAGAAGGAAGATATACTATTCTCATTCGCTAAAGGGGACATTAAAAGACTAATAACTAAAGCCTCAATGACTGGAATGGGTTTGAATTGGCAACATTGCAATCATACAGTTTTCTTCCCTACTTATTCATACGAACAATACTACCAAGCAATAAGAAGGTTTTGGAGGTTTGGTCAGAAAAATGATGTAGTTTGTGACATGGTGATCTCAGACGGTCAAAAGAGAGTTTTACAAGCCCTTCAACAGAAAACACAAAAAGCTATTGATTTATATGAAAACCTAACAAAAAACGTAAACTCATCATTTGAAAATAAAGTAAAAGAATTTAACAAAGAAATAATTAAACCAACCTTTATAAACTAAAACCAAAAAAAACAATGGACAACAAAGTAAAAGACCAAATGATAACAGACAAATACGCTATCTATAATAGTGATTGTATGTTAGTAATGCCAACCCTAAACGACGAAAGTATTGATCTTAGTGTTTATAGTCCACCATTTGCAGGGCTTTATAACTATTCAAGTTCAGAACATGACTTTAGCAACTGTGAATCAAAAGAACAATTTTTATTACAATACGATTTCCTAATAAAAGAAATTGCTAGGGTAACTAAGCCTGGTAGAATTACAGCCGTACACTGTACCGATGTGTTTGATAATACTTGTAGATTATGGGATTTTCCACACGAAATAATTAAGATGCATGAGAAACATGGGTTTGAGTATAGAAACAGAATAACAATCTGGAAAGAGCCTTTGAAAGTTAGAATGAGAACAATGGTACAATCTTTAATGCATAAGTTCATTGTAGAAGATTCTACTAGGTGTTTTACTGCTATGCCTGACTACGTTTTAATCTTCACTAAGAAAGGAGAAAACCAAGTACCCGTAACTCATTCTAAAGGATTAAAAAGATATTTTGGAGAAACTCCAGTACTACCAAATATAAGAAGGGCTTATAATAATGCGAATAAAACAGACTTTAACGAAGAACAATTATGGGAACATTTAAACCGTGAATTTATGGATCACGAAGATCCAAAGTCAAACAAGCTAAGTCATTATATCTGGCAACGATACGCCTCATCTGTTTGGGATGACATCAGAATAGATAACGTATTACCTTTTAGAGATTCAAGGGAAGAAGATGACGAAAAACACGTACACCCGTTACAATTAGACGTTATTGATCGTATTATTGAATTATACTCTAATCCTAATGAAGTTGTATTAACTCCTTTTATGGGTGTTGGTAGTGAGGTTTATTCCCCTGTAAGTTTAGGTAGAAAAGCCGTAGGAATTGAATTAAAGGATAGCTACTATAAACAGGCTAAGATTAACTTATCAATGGCTGAGGCTAGGTTTAAAGACGAAATCAAGCAAGTTAGCATATTAGATACTAACAATTAAATGTTTAAAACTATTTTACGCTTGTATTGAAATAGTATAACAAATAATACTTACATTTGTATCAGCGACCCATGAAAAAATTTAAAAATATCCCGAAAGATTCAAGCCTAAATACGTCCTGTATTGGGGGTCGCCTTGTATTGAGTAGGGTATATTTTTTTTATGAATATAGTATATTTTCAACCTCCGGGAATAAAAAAACAATATTGTGAAGTTGGTATGGTTTCAGAAACAGAGCCTGAATACATTTGGTATTTAGATGAACCTTGTAAAATCTTAATCAGTGAAGTTAAAATCATTGAAAAGGAAAACGTGATTTTTGACAAAAAAAGTCGTTTAATACGGGTTCTCCAAAATGAGTTATAACGTCCTGCAAATAAACAATCGTTTTAATGTTGTTTTATTTGCCTGTTAGTACTTCGTTTTGTGTGTGTGGATTATAAACAATTAAATGTTTAAAACTTTTTTACACTTGTATTGAAATAGTATAATAAATAATAATTACCTTTACACAAATCAGTCCAGTGATTAATTATAACAAACATATTATTACCCCTTTATTGGAAAACAGGCTGGACACTGCGAGTACAATATCGGGGTTTCTTTTTTTTAAAATAGATCGGTGTTTATCATTGCTGACCGATAGCCTTAGTAAAGCTAAAAACCTCAGCGAACAAAAAACAGTTTACAAACCTCATTCCGGGCAATTGCTTCAAGGGTCTAACCCGGCGTTAAACTCATACCTGTACTTAAACAGGATATTAAATAAGGGGTGTTCTATGGTTGCATCTTAGGTGAATAAAGAAAAGCCTAATTTTGCTTAAATTTAAGATTAAGTATATCTACATATAAAGTAGTATCTTATTTTGAAGGGGTAACATAAAACAGTAAGCTAACTAAAACAACTCAAATAGGGGTATGAGTAGTAAGACCCTTGCATTGTATAAACTAAAGAAATAAACAAAATATGACAGAAACAGAATTTACAAATGAGTGTGCAATCCTACTAAAGGATGAAAACGAATCAATGTTTAATGACTTCATATCTTATTGGACTGAAAAGGGAATAAGAGGTAAAAAGATGAGATTTGAGAAAGAGCCAGTATTTGACATTAAGCGCAGGTTTGCCACATGGAAGCGTAATTCTACTAAGTTCAATAAACCAAACGCAGTAAACGGTACTATAAACGCTTATAACGAGGTTTTAAAAATGATTGACAATGGAACTATCTAACATTAATTACCCCGATCTAGTTAAGGCTAGGCTAGGAAATAAGGAAATAAGGTACATAGACCAACACACCCTAAAGAATGAATGCGCTTCAATTATCGCTAGGGCGTTTACCTATTCGACTCCAAACGGTCAGACCTCTTCTGAAATACTAGCCTTTCAATCAATAGAGCTTTTTAACGCACTTAAAGGTCGTTACCTGACTCTTACTATACAAGAGGTTCAACAAGCCTTTAAAAAGGGCTTAGATAACGAATACGGTCAATACTTTGGTATGTGTGCTAAAACCTACAATCAGTTCTTAAAAGGGTACTTTGATAACCCGGAGAGGGGGAAGGCTTGGAATGCGTACTTAGATGGATTAGGTCAGCCTAAAATAGCCTTAGTCCCTACCCACATTCAGAAACAACAAGGAATCGGATACCTTAAAAATCGTTTTGAAAATTATAAAAAAACTGGTCAAATGGGTTACTTTGCATGGGTGGATTACGACTTTTTGAAAGAGTTAAAAGGAGTCAAGTCTTTAATTACTTTAGATCAGTTCAAAGTTATTAAACAAAAGACAGAAGAAGTATGGTCAGAGAAATATGTTAAAGAAATGGAAAAAGAAAAGAAAAGAGGTAACTTTGATCTCGCTAATGCAATAGCCGACATTTTAACAAAAGGAATAGAAAAGGACAGAACACTAATAAACAGACAGAAAGAACTAGCTTTAAAGGCTTATTTTGACTCGGTGGATAGTTTGGATTTGTAACGTTTTGGCGGTTGGCGTTCGTTGCCGACTTTGGAACACTAAACTTTCACTTAAAAACAAAATATGATATGGAAAACAAAACTTCAACAAACCACGAAAACGGCAATGACGCTAACCGCTTGTTAGTGGATGGGCGGCTACCGATATTTCACGTCAAAATGGATAGGCACAAATTTGGTTTATCCGAAGAAGGAGCAATGCTTCAAGATATGGCAGAAGAATATGCAGTGGTAGCTGATGAAAAAGCTAATGCAGGATTAATTGTTTATGGAAAGTATAGCGGAGTTTGGCGTGTCAATCCGTGGTCAACAAGGTTCCTTATCAGAATACTTCTTGAGAATAGCGGAGTGTCTTTGCCGCCTTTCCACTAACGCTGATGGGCTTTGTTTAGGTTTTTTAAAACTTACGAGATGATATACATAGGAAGGAGAGAATATAAATACGG